GCCTTAATGGATTCTGAGCTTACAGACATCACAGCTATCAAAGCCTTGAACCAAGGTGTTGCTACAACAGACACACCTACCTTTGCTGGTATTATTACTGGTGGTAGTGTTGATGGACGTGATCTTTCTGTAGACGGTACTAAACTAGATGGTGTTGAAGCTCTTGCTGACGTAACAGACGTTACTAATGTAACAGCTGCTGGTGCCTTGATGGACTCTGAGCTTAGTTCCATCGCCGCTGTAAAGGCCCTTAATCAAGGTGTAGCTACTACAGACAGTCCTGTGTTTGTTGGAGTCACTACTACAGTAACTGGTACTGTCTCTTCAATAGCTAACCACGATACAGACGCTCTCGTTGAAGGTGCAACTAACCTTTACTACACAGACGCTAGAGCTGACGCAGCTATTGACGCAAGAGTAGACACAGCCTTTGTGGATGCCCTTAACGTAGATGCTGCTACTCTGGATGGAGATAGTAAAGAAACTATCTTAGAAACAGCAGAAGCAAATGCTCTCGCCCTCTCAATAGCATTAGGATAAAACAATGGCTAATACATTTAAGAACTACACATCGGCTAGTGTCGGTACATCCCCAGTAACGACTTACACTGTTGGTGCAGCTACTACAGCAGTTGTCATCGGTTGTAACATCTCTAACGTCACTACATCTCAGATCGTAGTTGATGTACAAGTAGCTGGTGTTTACCTAATCAAGAGTGCAGCTATCCCTGCTGGGGCAAGCCTAAGTGTTCTCGATGGTAAGATCATCCTTGAAACTACAAATACTGTTGTTGTTACATCAGACACAGCTACTTCTGCTGATGTGATCGTAAGTGTTCTGGAGCAAACATAATGGCTGGTTACCTCGGTACTAAGGCCGTACTCCTTAGCACAACTGCAGCTAATGTAACAGGGACAGTAACAGCTGATGCAGGTCAGTTCGACACTTCTCTAAACGTAGATGGCACAGTGACAGCTGATGGGCTGACTGTTGATGGAGATGTAACTATAACGCAGACTGCTGGTGGAACATTCCTCAAGTTTGACGTGGATGGGACACTGGACGAAGCCACCATTGGTATGGATACTACAGACCTAATTATATCTGTTGACCCAACAAATGCACGGGCTAGTAGTGATTTCATTGTAAAAACAGACGGCGTAGAAGCCATGCGCATCGACAGCAGCGGTAACTTGCTGGTGGGGACTACTGACACAACGCCATATAATAACAGCGCAGGAACCTCTGCTGACCAAGGTTTTGTTGTATCTGGCGGTCGCATATTTGCTGCCACAAATGCTAACAGCGTAAGTATCTTGAACCGCACGTCAACAGACGGCGACATTGTTCAGTTCCGCAAAGACGGCTCCGTTGTGGGTAGTATTGAGTCAACTTCTTCTGGTCAAACGATTGGCATTAACCTTTATCCTGCTGGCAATGTAGGCTTGCGAGGTGCTACGGCCTCAATTATTCCATTTGGAAATGGTTCTGACAGAGATAATGCAATAGATTTAGGTCGTTCAACATCTCGCTTCGACGACATCTACGCCACCAACGGCACTATCCAGACATCTGACCGCAACGAGAAACAAGACATAGCATCCCTAACTCCTACTGAGATGCTTGTTGCTGCTAGGCTCTCTACAGGCTTCAAGAACTTCCGCTGGAAGGACTCAGTAGCTGAGAAGGGTGCAGCAGCACGTATGCACTCAGGGGCTATCGCTCAGGACGTACAGGATGCTTTCACAGCAGAAGGTTTAGAGGCTGGTGACTACTCTATGTTCATCTCAGCTACTTGGTGGACACATGACGTTGATGTACCTGCTGTAGAAGCTGTAGCTGAAGTAGTAGACGAAGACGGTGTTGTAGTAACTGAGGCAGTAGAAGCTGTTGCAGCTTACACTCGCACAGACACCTACGATACAGAAGCTGAAGCCCCAGTGGGTGCAGTCTCTAAGACACGCTTGGGTGTACGTTACCCTGAGCTACTGTCTTTCGTAGCTGCTTATAACGAACAACGGTTTGCATCTATTGAGGCAAGGCTAACAGCATTGGAGGCTGTGTAACATGGCAGGATATATCGGTAATATACCAACACCACAGGCTACCCAGTCTCGTCAGAGCTTCACAGCTACTGCATCTCAGACTACCTTTGCTACTGTCGGTTACACACCTAACTTCTTGGACGTATACCTCAATGGTGTTCACCTCCTAGATGGTACTGACTACACGGCAACTAACGGCTCTGATGTAGTTCTTACAGTAGGTGCAGCTGTATCTGATGTTGTTGAGGTCATCTCTTATGAGACCTTTGCAGTACTAGACCAGACGTTTACTGGTACAACTACAGTTACCGACAGCGGTGCTGCACCTCTAGTTGCTAACCGCACTACATCTGATGGTAACATCCTTGACCTCCAGAAAGACGGCTCCACTGTGGGGGGTATTAGGTCAATATCTGGAGACAGTATCGGTGTTGGCAATGGCAACGCGGGTCTGCGCTTTATAAGCGCTACGAACCGTATTCAACCTGTTAATATGTCTAATGGCTTAAACAGCGATGGCCTAACGGACCTCGGTGACACGAACAAGCGTTTTCAAGACCTCTACCTCTCAGGCGGTGTCTACCTCGGCGGCACTGGTTCGGCTAATAAGCTGGATGACGTAGAATTTGGTGATTGGACGCCTACTGTCTCTTCAAGCGGGGGTGGCTTTTCTGGAACTGTTACGGTGCATCATGCTCGATACAGAAAGATAGGGAGAACCGTGTGGGTAGATGCCTATCTCTCGGTTAATGTATCAGCCACTGGTTCTGGAGACGCTAGGATAAACAGCCTGCCGTTTACGGTGGCAGGGGGTTATTCGCCATTCCAAGCGGTTCACGGAACCCTTGTTGAGAGTAATGGAGGATATTTTGCAAACGGCAATACGTATATGATATTTATCGCCAACAATTCAATAGCAGGGAAGCCCATTGCTGGAACAGGTACTCGTAAGGTAATGATTTCAGGCCACTATGACGCCGCCTCATAATCACCCCTGCTGGATCGCAGGGTAGTCAGTCCTAAGTGAGTTCGCAAGCTCACTAACACCATCAAAGGAGATAAAAGATGGCACTAACAGAAACAACACTAGAAGATAAGATCGAAGTAGTAGGCGAGTACAAGCACGTACAAGTTCGCACTGCACGAGTTATCTACGACGATGGCACAGAGATCAGCCGTTCATTCTCACGCCGTGTCATTGCAGCTGATGCAGACATCACAGGCGAAAGCACTGAGCTACAGGCTATCTGCAATGCAGTCCATACACAGGCTGTCAAAGACGCCTACGCAGCACACCTCACAGCAGCAGCACAAGGAGTGTAAGCCATGAGCAAGGCAAGAGGACTAGCCGATCTCGGCAACGCCTACAGTGACGGGGCTTTGTCTAATCGTAACCTGATTATCAATGGTGGGTTTGACGTCTGGCAACGCAGCACCGATAAAACTGGAGCTTACTTTACATACAAAACTGCCGATAGATGGCGTCACTACAACGGTGCTATGTCTATGCGTAGCTACAGAGTGGACACTTCTAGTGATACAGATGTTCCAACTCGGTACGCACTAGGTTTAGAGGTTACGGCTGCGGGTTGGGGATTGAAGCAAGTAGTTGAGTACCTTAAGGCTGGCACGTATACTTTATCTTTTTACATAAAGGCTTCCGTAGCGGGTTCCTTAAAGTTATACAACTCTTCAGATAGTGTTGCTATAACAACTAGCTGGCAGCGTGTGCAAAAAACTATAACTGTTTCCAGCGGCCAGACTGATGTTTTTATTGTAGACAACACATCACAAACACTGGTTGGTACGGTCTACCTCACAGGCGTCCAACTCGAAGTAGGCGACACAGCCACTCCATTCGAACACCGCAGCTATGGTCAGGAATTGGCTTTGTGTCAGAGGTATTGTCAGCGTTTTGGTAATGGAGAGAGTAACGTGCTTCTAGGTATGGCCCACACGTATGTGAGTGGAGTATCTTATGGGGTGTTAAAGTACCATAGCACGATGCGGACGACGCCTTCTGCCACTTTTTCTACGAATGCTGCTGGCGCTTGGAGATTTAGGTATGGCTCAGGCGCACAAGCGGATAACGTGGGAGGCAGCACAGGTATTGGTGCAGATCAGTTTGGGCAAGACCAGTGCCGTTTTTACATCAGCACTGGGACCGCAGCCGATAGCAACGGATGGGTGCGTGGTCAATCAAGCGCAAGCTACCTTATTTTAGATGCGGAGTTATAATCATGGATAATGTGAACATCACAGCAGCCCAATACAGGGCTGACGAAGGCAACAACACCTCCATCCAAGCCACCATCGACGGCACTGAAATGTCAGTTCCTTTGGATGAGTCCAACCGTCACTACGCAGAGATACTCAAGCAGGTTGCTGCGGGTACACTGACAATAGCTGACGCAGACTAAAGAAACTACTTGACAAACCCCTCGGAAACCTGTATAATAAGACTATAGGTCTTCCGGGGGTAATATACCTAATGGTACTAACAAGAGAACAACTAGTAGCTTACTCCATAGAGCTATTCCTACAGTCCTCTAGCCATAAGAGATGGTCTATAGAGAGCTTAGAGACTTATCTACTCCTCCCTATTAAGTATAATAGACTAAGAGTGTATATGGAGAAGGATAAACCTGTTGGCCTAGTTACTTGGTGTTGGATGTCATCTACTGATTCATCTAACTTCTTACAAGACAACTACCACCCTTCAGAAGAAGACTTCCAGTTTGATGATGTAGAAGGTAAAGAGCTATGGGGTTTAGAACTCATAGCACCTTATGGTCACACTAGGCAAGTCATGCGTCTCATCTACAATGAGATCGGAGAGACCTACGGTAAGCAACCAGTTAATTGGCGTAGGTTCCATTCTAGAGATAAACAAAGGACTAAGAGGTTCGGATGAGCAACTACACATTATATAACCCAACGATGCCTAACGTGCATTTCAAGTCAATGGTCACATGGGGTGGCGGTGGTGGTGCTCCTGCTGGGCCTACACAAGCTGAGCTAGATGCTGCAGCTGCTAAGAAAGCTAAGGAAGACGCTGCTAAAGCTGCTGCTGCTGCTAAGAAGAAGGCTGAGGAGGACGCTAAGAAGGCTGCTGCTGATGCTAAGGCTGCTGCTGAGAAGGCTGCATTTGAACAAAGCAAGGCTATATCTGGCGCTGCTTCTGATATGCAACAGGCTTCAGTTGAAGACCCTTCTTCATTGGTCACAACAGCTAACGTAGCTCAGATCGATCCTAACGCTGCAGGTACTAACATTGCAACAGGTACTGGTCAGATTACTGGGGCTACGCCACAGATCGATGATCCTGATATGTTTAATGCTTCTACAGTTGACCCAACTCTGGTTGCTGATGAAGTAGCTGATGTTACTTCTGGTCTTACTGCTGCTCAAGGTGAGGTATCTGCTGAGGCTCTAGCAGAAGCTGCTCAGGCTGACCCTGCTGAGATGACTGGTCTTGGTACAGACTCTATCCAACAGATTGGTGCGGCAACTCGTGTTGCTCCTGTAGCTCCTCGTGTCATTCAACCTGGTGAGATGATTTCAGGTTCAGCTGTTGATATGGCTGCAGTAGATGCTGCTATTGATGTTCAAGCTGCACAGGCTAACCCTACAGCACAAGCTACAGTACAAGGTCAGCTTGCTGGTCTTATGCAAGACTTCGAAGGTTCTGAACCTCCTGCATGGGCCGCTGGTGCTCTACGTAACGCGACTGCTCAAATGGCAGCTCGTGGTTTAGGTGCTTCTAGTATGGCTGGTCAAGCTCTTGTCCAAGCTGCTATGGAGTCAGCTCTTCCTATCGCTATGCAAGATGCCTCTACCTTTGCTAAGTTCGAAGGTCAGAACCTATCTAACCGTCAACAGACTGCTATGTTTGCAGCTGAACAACGTGCTCAGTTCCTAGGTATGGAGTTCTCACAGAACTTCCAGTCTCGTGTAGCTAACGCTTCCCGTATTGCTGATGTAGCTAACATGAACTTCACTGCTGAACAGCAGGTTGCTCTTGAGAACGCTCGTATGGCTCAGACTGTTGATATTACTAACCTCAATGCTATCAACAGTAAGGTAATGGCTGATGCAGCTGCTATGTCACAGATGGACATGGCTAACCTTAACAACCGTCAACAAGCGGCTGTACAGAATGCTCAGGCTTTCCTAGCTATGGATATGAAGAACTTAGACCTTGAGCAACAGACTAATATGTTTAAAGCTCAGAGTAATATCCAAGCTATCTTCAGTGATCAGTCAGCTACTAATGCTGCTGCTCAGTTCAATGCTTCAAGTGAGAACCAGACTAATCAGTTCTTCGCTAACATGGCTACACAAGTCCAACAGTTCAACGCTGGTATGGAAGTACAACGTGATCAGTTCAATGCACAGAATGCTTTGGTAGTCGCACAGGCTAACGCTCAGTGGCGTCAGAACACAGCTACTGTAAACACTGCTGCTCAGAATGAAGCTAACCGTGCCTCTGCTCTAGCAGCTAATAACATGACACAGCAAATGGTTGATACTGTATGGCAACGTGAACGTGATATTATGGACTACGCTTTCCGTCAGTCTGAGACAGCTACTGATCGTGCTCTAAGCGTGTTCCTAGCTGATAAGCAGGTAGACCTAGCCAAGTGGGAAAAGCATCAGTCTAATAAACAAGCTGATAAAGAAGGTATGGGTTACCTCTTCGGTAAGCTAATAGGTGTATAAGGAGAATATGAGATGAGTGAGAAGTTCGCATACCGTAAGAACCTAGAAGCTGCACGTAAAGCACTCCTAGACCGCACAGGAAGCCAGTACAAGGCCCCTGAGGCTGCTCAGCAAGCTGAGGTCCAGAAAGAGGGTCTCATGCGTCCTAAGAGCCGCCCACCAGTAGAGGAATCTACTAGTCTAGCCGATGGTCTTGGTCTAGCTTTGATGGAAGAGATGCAGAATAAGGATGAAGGCATGCTGTCTTCCCTACGTCCTCAGTCTCCTAGTCGCTCTGACAGTGACATCATGAACCGTGACTCAGCTCCTAGTGGTTTCGCTGCTAAGATGAAGCAGTCTGAGAGCAGTGGACGTGATGATGTTCAGATTACTATTGACGATGGCCGTACAATGACAGGTGGTTATCAGTTTGGTGATGCTCGTTTAGCTGACTATAAGAAAGCTAATAAGACTAAGTTCACCACTGAGCAGTTCAAGAATGATGCAGACCTACAAGAGAAGGTTTTCCAGTGGCATATCGCTGATATCGACAAGGCTATTACTAAGCTCCCTGGTTCGGACAAGATGTCACTAGACGGCCTACGTGCTGTAGCCCACTTAGGTGGTAAAGGTGGTATGAAGAAGTTTGTAACTTCTGGTGGTAAGTATAACCCAGCTGATCAGTTTGGAACTAACCTCTCCGACTATTACAACAAGTTCAAGTAAGAAGGATTAACTAGAATGATTATCCCAGGACAGTCGCTGACTGCTGAGCCAAAGAATGCTCCATACGAAAACCCACCAGAGATCACTACTCCAGAGGATGCTATTGAATGGCACCTAGATCGCCTCTTAGAGGATGATAAGTTCGAAGCCTTACTAGACGCCCTAGAACTTGGTATGGACGTTGTAACGCTCACTGAGGGCCTCCTACGGGGTGCTGTGCTAGATGGACGCCACGGTGTTGACATCTCCTTGATCATTGCACCTGTTGTCCATGAGTTCATCAAGTCAGCTGCTGAGAAAGCTGGTGTTGACTTCGAGGAAGGTATCCCTGACGATTCAGAGCAACGTGAACAAGTTAAGTATCGTATCAATGCTCGTAAGGCTCAGAAGATGCTTGCTGAGTACGAAGAGGATGCAGGTATCGAGTCTGATGAACCTGAGATGGATGACGTAGAAGAAGTAGAAGAGACTGTCGAAGAGACTGAAGCTGCACCTGCAGGTCTGATGTCCCGTATGTCTAAATTAGAAGGTGGTATGTAATGTCGTTTTGGAAGGGTTTATCCCGTGCAATGGAGTCCAACGAGCAGCAACGTAACGTAGAGCAACAGCGTAAGGACCGTCTAGCTTCTGAAGCTAAGGCTGAAGCATTCCGTAACAAGCAGTGGGCTAACCAGCTGTCACAACAAGCTATTGCTAATAGCCGTAATGAGCTTGCAGACGCTAGGGCGGTAGAACAACACGGAGTGACGATGGCAGCTGCTCAGTTTAATATTGGTCAAAAGGTAAATAGCCTTGCGGGTGGTACAGGTGGTGTTAAAAGTGGTGGTAACCGCACTGGCGGTAAAACCCCTACAGTCGAAGATATGAACGCGGGTGCCCGTGCCCTACGTGCTCGTATTGATAAAGTAGGTGGCTTAGGTGAGATGAATGCTGCACAACAAGCGTACTACGGGCCTATCCTAGGTAACTCAGCTGCTTCCTACGAACTAAACAAGATGCTTGAAGCGGCAGTGGGTAAAGACCAAGACTTAACCGTATTGACTGCTGTTGATAGAGTTCAAATGGTAGCTGTTGCTCAGGCTCAAGGTGAAGAAGAGTTTGCTAAGTTTACGAAGACTGCTGCAGAAGATGGCTGGGACGCTGCAGAGGTTGCAAAAGCTATGGAACTTGCTAAGTCTGCCAACCCAGCCGTTGCTGAGCTTGTCCTGTTGACACCTAGCAAGACTAACCTAAACGAACAAGAGCAGTATAGTTCCCTTGAGCAGCAACTTATGATCCATGTAGGTATTTGGCTGCAATCTAACGAAAGGACTAAGGCGGTCGAGGATGCCATTTCCCAGTTTTCGACGGGTAACGGTGAGTTAAAGGGTAGAGGCATGGCGGCTCTAATTGAAATGGGTGTCGGTCAGGACTGGATTTACAGTAACACAAAAGAAGGTAGCCTCTTGCGGAGTCTGTCTGGTCCACTGGTTTCTGAAGTACCCAAAGTTGGCGAGGACGGAAATCTTGTAACTGGCGGGGGTGGTGCAGTCCCTCCTGGCACACCTACCTACACGGCAGCTGAACTACTAGAACTACCTCCTGCGGAGGCGAGAAAACTGGTAGGTACTCGCATAGTTGTAGATGGTAAGCCAGGTACATATGGTATCCCAGGTACGTCTACTTTTGGAGGTCAAACTGGAGCTTCTGATGACCCTAAGGCAACGGGTCAACGTGGAGCTTCTGATGAAGCTAAGGCAGCGGGTCAACGTAAGGCTACTGAACTTGACGATATGTTTAAAGATTCTAATATTGAAGAGGGTTTTAGTCCAGCTCTAAACGCTGAGGGTGTTTCAGCAAGTGAAGGCCCATTCCTTCCTGAGATTCTACGAACAGACACCCGTGAACCTGATGATCGACCAGAAGGTACTGCTGATGAGATTATAGGAAGAGGTTCTAGTAGTATCGAAGCGCTTATAGGTAGTCTAGGTGAAACAGAATATGGGGACACCCCAAGAGATAAGGCACTCCAAGTACGAGAAGGGGTCTTGAGTGAGCTTGCAGGAATGGGTATTACGATGCCTACAAATCCTACTGAGCTTGGGTACTTCAAAGAAGACCTTAAAGCATTACTAGTAGAAGACAACGTAGATATCTCTGGAGACCTGCTGTCTGATATTGTTGACATTGCAAAAGAAAGTGCAAACAAAGGAACAGTTACAGTACCTGCAGAGGTTAACGAAGCTGTTGAAGCTATCAAGACTACAGGTACCGAAGCTGACATCAAACAGGCTATGGAAGAGATTATGGCTGAGTATGGTGAAGAGATGACAGGTATCTTGTTTGACGGTGCTAAGTCAGCAAGAGGCACAGGTAAGTCAGCTATGATGGATGGTCTGCAAACACCTTACGATACTTCAGAGCCTAAAGAGGAAGGCTATACCCCTCCAACGATGGGTGCTACTGAGCTGAACACACCAGCTGTACGTGAAGCAATAGCTAATGTACCTACAGAGGTTAAAGAAGCTATTGAGTCTGTCGCAGCACAAGGTGATGAGGCTGAAGTTGAACAAGCCAAGCAAGAGATTGCTGATGAGTTCGGTGAAGAAGTAGCTGAGTCCTTATTCTGGGATGCATTAAAGAGACGTCCAGGTAACCGTACGCAGGATATTCCTGGTTTCGGTAACTAATAATAATAATAATAATACTGGAGTAACTAATGGCTAGTTTCTTAGATACCTTTAAACCTGTTAATGTAGCAGCTGAGAAGGACGAACTAGGTAATGTTGTTGATAATGTAGCAGAGAGCGTTAAGGCGCTCCCTGTTGCTGCACCTGCTGCTGCACCTGTAACTGAACCTGTTGAGGAGCCTGTCGTTGAGGAGGCCCCTTCCTACCAGTTTATACCTGATGAAGAAGTTGAACCTTCATCTTCCTACCAGTTTATACCTGATGAAGAAGTTGAACCTTCATCTTCCTACCAGTTTATACCTGATGAAACTGTCAACCCCCATGACTCCTTACTCCCTGTAGGGGTAGTCCCTGGTTCGTATTCAGAGGACGACCTAGTAGACGACAAGTACTACCCTCATATCCTAGCTGCTATGAAGGATAGGTATGGTATCCAAGCTATTGAAGGTGAGTCCCGTGAGGACGTTGTAGCTAAGTGGTTGAATAACCGAACAGGGGTCTACCTTAGTAACTCTACTAGAGTTCTATCTGAGACTGCGTATATGATGGACGTAGTTAAGTCTGAAGACCCTGATCGTATGCAAATCATGGGAACACAGTATGCCTTATATGAAGCTATGGCTGAAGTGTCCTCTGAGGAGACATCACTCAGTGAAAAGGCAACAACTGTTGGACGCTCGGTACGTACTGTTGTACTAGACCCAATTAACCTTGTGTCTCTAGGTGTTGGCAAGGTTGCTGGTGGTGTCGGTGTTAAAGCTGGTGTCCGTGTGATGGAGAAGTTCGTTATGGCTGAGGCTAGAAAGCGTCTAGCTGCTGGTGCCTCTGAGAAGTCCGTGTTGGCTCTATCTAAAGAGATTGGTCGCAGAGCACAAGCTGAGGCTATAAAGCATGGTACAGACGATGTAGCTCGTTACGCAGCAACAATGGCTACCACATCAGCTGGTCGTAGAGTCCTTAATGCCGCTGGTCTTCGTGAGATTGGCGCTTCTGCTATGTCCGATGCCATTGCTGGATCAGGTTTTGAGTACCTATACCAGGACCAACTCGTCCAGGCTGGTGTGCAGGAGGAGGTGAACCCTTACGCTGTTGGGTTGGCCGCTGTGGCTTCCTTAGCTATGGGTGGTGTAGTCGCTGGAAAGGTAGCTACACGGGGTTGGTCTGGCTCCGCACTGGTGAGTGATTCTATTGAAGCCTCTTCACACAAACGTGTTGCAGATGGTATCCAAGACTCACTTAAAGATAACTACGATAAACTTGTAGAGAGTGGCTCCTCTTGGACCTCTAAAGTTAAAGCTGGTTCTGAGATGGATGTTCAAGATACTGACTTCTTCCTAGAGCTGCTCAATGGTGTGAATGATAAAGACGGTAATGTCATCTTTAAAGGCTTAGGTCAGAACATGACTGAGCAAGGCTTCTTCTGGACAAAGAGAGATGACGCTGATAAGGTGTCCAACTGGGTCTCTGACTTCATTGCTGATATGGATGCTGAAGATGTAACTAAACTAGTTAAGACCTTCGAAGCTACCTCTGGGGTTAAGCTTAAAGGACTACGTGAGTTCGTAGACGAGAAGGGTGTAATGACTGTCCTCGATGAAGTTAGCCCTGCTACCTTCTCTCAAGCCTTTGCTCGTAAGATGAGTAACGTAGGCCGCTCTATGGGTGCTATGGGTAACTTCGCTAAGAAGATTGGTGTTGACATCAAGGACTTGGACATTGAGGACTTTACACAGTTTGCATTAGGTACAGGTATTATCAAGAAGGACGCTGTTAAAGGCGGTAACAAGGTCGTTAAAGCTATTTCTGCTGGACAGAACCGCTACATTCGAGCACTAGTGTCACACCCTTCTACTTCTTTTATCAACGTACTAGGTTGGGGAGCTTCGTCTACCATAGGTTCAACTAACGACATTGTAAGAGGCTTTATGCACTTAGGTACAGGTGGTCTGAAAAGGTTGACAGGTACTGGTGATAAAGGTATTAATGATCTTAATGTAGGTAAGGCTTTCCTTCTAGCTAACGTGCAGAAGATGAAGTTCATGGCGGATACTGACCAGACATACGCAGCCTTTAAGTCAGCTTTACTTGAGCACGGGGACTTCCTAAAGCGTATCCAACAAGCTCAATCAGGTGGTATTGACATCGCTTCTTCTGCTGAGGATATCTTAGGTCGTACTGCTGTCGGGCGGGGTTCTGAGGATATCTTAGGTCTGCTCCAAAAGCTTACCTTCGTGGAGGCACAGGACTCCCTAACTAAGTCTGTTGAGTACATGTACCAGATGGACAAGGGTCTCAGAGCAGCCTTCGGTAAGGGTTACAATGAGTTCTACACACAGGAGGGTGTCCGGTCAGTGATGGCTACCAAGGAGTACAGAAGTCTCTTGGAAGGGACTATGGATAAGATACAGGAACACACCTTCTCTAAGTCATATAAGGGGGGCGGTCTTATCGGTGAAGTCGCTGGTGCTATCGAGGATGCCCGTAACATGCCTGGACTTGGTATGATGGTTCCTTTCGGACGCTTCTTCAATAACACTATTGACTTCACTGTCAAGAACACCCCAGTCCTAGGTAACGTCCTCAAACTTGCTGGTAAGTACCCAGACAAGACACATGGTGAGTTGATTATCAGTGGGGCTATTGCTGGTGGTTTGATAACGGCTATGTCTATGAATGAGTCAGAGAAGCGTAGTCAAGGATTGGGTATGTACGACAGTGTTGACCCACTAACAGGTCAAGTCGTCAACCAGAAGTATGACTACCCTTTGTCGGCCTTCATAGCAGCTGGCCGTATGTTGTCCTACGTAACCTCTGGTGAGAAACCACCTAAAGAGTTGGTTCAACAGGTTGCTAAAGACTTCGGAATAGGTGGTCTAACTCGTAACTTGTCAAATACTGGGGGGTTAGTCGTAGACTCTGCAATGGCGTTACTAGAAGGTGACGTAGAGTTAGCTCTAGCTAAGGGTGGTGAAACTGTAGGTAGTGTGGGTTCTCAAGCTGTAGCTGGTTTCACTCGTTCATTCGAACCTGTCAACGTTGTGTTTGGCTTAGCGATGGGTACAGACATGGCCCCTCAGAACATTAAGGACGGTAATGCGTACCTAGGTAAGTCCCTGACCTACTTCAGTCACGTAGTCGAAGCCTTAACAGGTGAACCCTTCAACGAGGCTCTTGTAAGTTCCAGTGAGGGGGAGAAAGACCCTAAGCTGGCTGGTGTAATGGGTATCCGTACCGTGAGCCACACTAACATTCTACGTGTTATGAACATGCTGGCTTACGACTCCTGGAAGTACGATGGAGAGTACATCACTGGTAAGCTTGCAGCGGGTGCCTCCAATGAGTACAAACGTATGATGTTTGAGCAGCTTGATCGGGCAGCTGAATCTTTGGTAGCTGACCCTAACTTCCGTGTCTTAGCCACAGACGATAAGAGACAGTCTTGGGAGCTTATCATTGGCCAGATCAAGGACACTGCGCGTCACCGTTTAGCTACTGAGTACACTGGGGAGGAGTCTACCTTCTACCCACTGGTTGAGCTTACTGAGGACTATACCACTGCAGAGATAAGGGATGGTATGAAGGAATCAGGTCTTTCGGGTGAACTAGGTGACCTCACTTACGGCCAGATCAACATCCTCAAGACAACTATGGATACATCTAAGCATGTAGAAGAAGTCAGCCAGAAGTACTTCGCATCCGTAAAGTAGTACAAACGAAGAAAAACCCCCCGACCAATTAAGGAAGGGGGGCTATTAGTTAGTCTTTAGTCTTTATGTTTGAGGAGCAGGTCTGCATACCTGTAAGCCTCCTCCACGAGTTCTTCTGCTCGTGCTCTACTACCGGAAGCTAACAGCCCAGCTAATGCTGAAGCTGCTAGTTGTACTCGTGACGGGGAGAGACCTTCATCGAGAACCTTCGCGGTTGTATTCTTATTAGACTTAACGAAGTCTTTAGCCTCCTGCTCAATAGTAGGGGGCTTCTTACGTTTAGGGGCCATCTTAGATGTTCCTTTAATGGTTACCTATTAGGAGATGTATACCATATATACACCCCCCTGTCAAGTACTATTTAGTAAGTGTCAACGACTTGATCAACAATACCATGTTTAACACACTCTGCAGGGGTCAACCATTCGTCGGTTGGGTGTAGAAGATGCTTACGAATGTATTTCTCTGACTTCTTAGTGCACTTCTTGTAGTGCTCAACCATACGTGAGCTTGCCATATCGAACTCTTTGACGATACCTTGTAACTCATGCTCCTTACCCCGTGATCCCCAGCTGTACTGATGTGACATAACGGACGTGTTGTGTGTCACCAACCTCCGATCACCTGCCATGATGGTCAGTACACCACAGGAGGCTACGAGACCTTTACCGATAGTAACGATAGGAATCTCTGACATCATCATCGCATCAATAAGGTGGAAGGCGGAGTGTACTGAACCACCTGGGCTGTTAATGATGAGAGTAAGTTGAGATGGTTGAATCTCATCAGGCATTAGGTTGTACTCGTAAATCTGTGCTACCAGTGGCATGATCTTCTCTTGATCAAACTTATCTACTAGCATCATGATACCATTCTCTCGAAGGTACGATCCTGGTGCTTTCATATCAGGTACAGGCTCTGGTGGGTTACATGTCTTACAGACTACTGGAGCTGCTACTGGTTCCTTTCTAACTGCCTTAGGGGTTACTGGTTTCTTAGCTGGTGTTTTCTTAACTGCTGGTTTCTTAGCTGGTGTTTTCTTAGCTGCATTAAGTAGGTCAGTAAACATAGGTTAGTCCTTTCTAAAGACTTAAGGAGTAGTATCAATCTTACGTTCAAACTCACGTAGACGTTTATAAACAGATAGAAGCTCAATGATTGTAGACCATGACTTGAATAGGTACATCATGGAACCCTCTACACGTCCAAAGGCACGAAGGATTTGTTGCATAACTCCAAGAGTAATAGCACCACTAACAATAGCTGGAGCCAATACCACATAGCCTACAAGTACGTTAGCCTGTAGGCAAGACAATCGAGCTACATTAAACACTGCGTATCTAGCGTAGTTGGTGTAGTGTATCTTACGAACACTGTCGAACACTTCATTAAGTGTCTTAGGTCGAACTGTACCATCATCCTCTGCTACAACCAATACTTTACGGTAGGCTGCTTCCTTAGCTTGGATGTCGTACTCAATGTTTACAAGACGTAGTAGCTGACCAACAACCAACAGGATAATAGTAATACCTGCTGACCAGATGATAGCTGAGGCTACTAGACCATATGGCCACTCACCGAAGAAGGACACTACAACACCTGCAGACAAGCTCATTAGGATTGGGAAGAAGGCTACAAGAACCATGATGCTCTCAACGAAGGAAACGCCTAAGCCTTCCATGATCCTAGAGAACTTAACAGTGTCCTCTTGGACTCGCTGTGAGGCCCCCTCAATGTCCCTAGCCTTGTGGTATAACCTGTGGTAGTACTCAACCATAGAGGTACGCCAGCGGAACAACCAGTGCTGTGTGAAGAAGCTAACTGATAAGGCTACAGCAATGTAGATAGCTGCAATCTTACCGAATGTTGATAGCTCTCCGAAGTACTGAGTAAGTGTAATATCTCCTTCACCTTTAAGTGCTTGCTGGATCATGTCATAGAAGGAGCCGAACCATTCGTTGATCTGTACGTCTAACTGTACTTGATACCAGAGGGTTAGGAGGATCGCTATGGACCCTCCCCAGGACCATAAGGCCCACTGCTTTTGCTTAAAGAATAGAAACATTAGTTATCCTCCTGTTGTTGCATAACGGTATTCGTAGATAGCCTTACCCCAAAGTGTTTCAGTAGCTCTGATACGGTCGATCTGAGCACCATCGTCAATAACAACAAACTTTGAAGTTGTAGTGCGAACTAGGAGGTCATGACCAAACGACATTGGAATACCCATCATTGCAAGGTAACTAGTCATGTCTACGTAGGCTCTACCAAACATCTGGGTTATCCCTAGTATAGTAACGGTGGTCGGTACAGACGTGAGGTACGGTGTATGGAACCAAAGCTCTCCGTCCACTATAACCCTATCCCCTCCTAGCGCAGCAAATGCACAGGCTGATACACACCTCTGGTTGGCTGGGATGACAACTACTGATCCCTCCGCTTCTATCAACCGACCTATACGAAGACCGGCATAGTAATCTCCTCCATCTCCCTGTAGTGTCACAGTTAAGACATCGTTGTCTCGCAAGTAACGATAGACAGAAGATGCTTGGAAGTTATTGGTCCGCCCTGTTATCGTTAAGTTCTTAGTTGTATCATCGTAAACTACTGCTGCTGCAGCTGGTGAGACCAAGGCTGTGATTAAGCCCATAGTGGTTAAGATACGTTTAAACATTAGAGTTTATCCTTCTTGTTGATTTGGTTAATCCTCATCTCAGAGTACCTGATCACTTTCTGTAAGTCGATGATCTCTGACTCCTCTTGAGTCTTACCTTCGTATAGCTTGAACCCAGCCCTACTAGCATACTTGACGATATTACCGCGCCAGAACTCAAAGCCATTGAGCATGATGTAGGTGATTGGTTCTATTACCCACCTAGCGTAGTGTTTAGGTTCGTTTACTATATTGTTATTGTCTTGTGTCATCTTCTCTCCTTTGTCTCTTCCCAGTACGTCCCCGCCACAGAACTTACATATATAACCCCTGTAGGTGTTACCACCACACCAGTGGCACGAAGTCATATCTTCTCTTTATAGAATACCCGTACCCACTGTGCGCAGATATCTGAGCGAACGATGTCGTCAAGGTCGAACTCGACAATAGGTACGTTCATGTTGTGTTTGATAGCTAACTTGGTGATGACTGTTAAACCATCTGTTGTCTTAAGGTCTGACTGCTGTACGTCACCGTTGAGTACAATAGTTGAACCTTCACCTACACGGGTCATCAGCATCTTTAACTCTTCGATGGTAATGTTCTGTGTCTCGTCTACGATAATGAAAGCGTCATCAAAGGACCGTCCCCGCATGAGGGCTAGAGGTGCGACCTCAATGTTACCAGCCTTGATGCCAGTCTCAACAGCACCTTTACCTAAGTGCTTGGTGAGTACGTCAAGAACAGGGAGCGCCCAAGGAGCTACCTTATCCCCTAGATCACCTGGAAGGATACCGATGTCCTTACCTACTGAGACCATAGGACGAGTAATAACGATCTTGTCAATGTCTTTCTTGGTGTAAAGGTCAGCTGCCATTGTTGTAGTTACGTAAGTCTTACCAGTCCCTGCTGGTCCAAACACAATCACTTGGTTTGCATTAGTGATAGCATTGATAAGATCACCTTGCTTCTCTGTCTTAGGGACGA